ACCCCCCAAATAATATAATAAAAAAACAAAAAATGGCCCTATTATAAGCTGCGAACCCCCTATATATAGCATAAAATTGGCAAAAAATCGTATTGTATCGCCCAGTTGTACAAGGATAGGGTACGATTTCGGGACATTTTTAGATTGAAGAAAATGGTGATATTTTTAGTCAACCCCCGCTAGAATCGCATAAATTTTTGATAAGAACGGACTGAAATGTAGATGAGTACTACATCACAAGCGTAATATTCCAAATTATCACATCAGCAAATACCCCCTATTTCTTTATAGCCCCTATATATAGCGCCAACTTGATTTTTTTAAACTGATCTGTTATAATGGTGTCGAGGTGAAATAACATGGCTACTTTATCAGAAGTTTTAGATTTTCTAGAAGAGAAGGATGATTTGGACTGGGAGTTGGTCGAGTATGTCGATAAGAAGAACGATACTGACATAGAAACTATGACAACATGGAATGACACAAGGGACTTCCTGAGCATTACTATAAAGCCAGGCTTGTTGAACTGGAAGGTGTCACTTAATACGCCAAAGGGTATAGAAAGGTTTAAGGTGGGTATCTTAAATAATGACAGGATGAACAGGCTGGAGTCTATCTATGAAGAGGCACGTTCTAGTGTCCCTAGTGAGGGTAGTATTGATCTAAGTCGATATACTTGATATGTAATCCCGTATACGTTATAATTATGGCGAGGTGAAAAAATGAGCAGAAGCCCTTCCCAGTATTTTATATTTGGGTATAAGGTGGGTTATTTAAGTGAGGAACAAGAGGATCGACTAGAAAAGCTTGAGTGGGGAGATGATCAGATAGATGGTTTTAGAGTTGCTTATAGAGGGGTTGATCTTATGGAAGCAGCTGCCATTGGTATTGAACTAGAAGAACCCTTTGATCTTGTAGGTTGGTACGAGATTCAGGAATTTGATCCAGGTATATTCAAAGATAGGGTCAAGGAAGCGGAAGAAAAGTTTTATGACGAGGGCTTAGATGAAAAGCTATCAGAGATTCTAGGAGAGAAGGTTGAGAATCAAGAGCCCAGAATGTTGACGGCTTCGTATTATGGTTAGGGGGTATAAATGAAGGTATTACTAACTGATGATGGCCAATATAAAGAAATACATTTAACTTTACGGATTAGCGAGGATGGGTATACTCTGCTAGAAGATAGCACGGGGGAGCCGATCACATCTACCTCATTATCATCTATTCAGAACAATGATTGTGATAAGTTTTTGGGAGATATTAAGGAAGCTATAGATCGTAGGATTGGACTACTTTAAATAGCATTTCCCGTGTACGTTATAATATAAGAAAGGAGACAAACCGTAGCCCTTGTTTGGTGGAGGTGTAGAGATGAGCAAGATCGAAATAATACTTATTGCATTAGTAGTTATTGGTCCGTTATTACACCATTTGCTGATGATCGGCAACTACAAAGAAGAGTTGGGATTTTACGAACTTCCGAGGCACATACAGCGTCTATTCTTTTGGGCTATTTTTGTGAATCCTATTGCCTGGATTCATTATGCTTTTTCTAGCAAGGGTGGTGACGATGTACCGCTTTAACATATTAATTGTTCTGATTGTCATATTAGTTACGGTTCCGACGCAGGCCAAAATTAATCTTAAGACGATTAAGCAGATAGAAAGCAACGGAAACCCCGAAGCTATTGGTTCATCAGGAGAGCGTGGACTATATCAGATAATGCCAATTACACTGAAAGAATACAACGACTACCACCAGCGAGACTTTTCTGCTAAAGAGCTATTCAATCCTAATGTAAACTATAAGATAGCTGAATGGTACATTGAGAAAAGAATACCAGAAATGTTAGAATACTATAATAAACGTGTTACAGTTAAGAATATATTGTGGGCATATAATGCTGGCATAGGTAGGGTTGTAGACGGCATAATGCCTGAAACTACTAAAGACTATATTAGCAAATATTTGAGGATTGAAAATAGTCGCTAGGTCTGTTATAATTGTTGTAAGAAGGGGGAATAGTAATGATCATAGATGGAAAACATATACCAGATGATATATTTCCAGATGATTTAATCCTTATGGGGTATAGGGGGAGTAAAGCAATAGGAACTTATGTAGAGGGGGAAAGTGATATAGACCTCATCGGAACCTTTGTGGCCCCTAAGGAACATTACATCGGCCTTGGCGGTGGGAAGGAGACTATTGAAAAAGAAATTGGCGATTATGATATGATATTTTATGAGGTCAGAAAATTCTTTAAGTTACTGCTAGACTCAAACCCTAATGTGTTGACATTGCTTGGTATACCTTATAATATGTTGCACTTTCACACCGTCAAGGGACTACTAATCAGGTGTCGAATGGATAAATTCTTAAGCATTCAAGGGGTATACGATTCGTTTGTAGGGTACGCACGTTCTCAGTTAGGAAGATTTGAGGGTGGCGACTGGAAGAACGCTATGCACGCCATTCGTCTACTTAGAATGGGAACAGAATTTTTAGAAACTGGCGAACTTAATGTACAAAGGGATGATGCAGAAGAGCTTATTGAGATCAGAAAAGGTAATACAAGTGAAGAATGGATAAGGGATGAGTTTGATATTTGGATGGAAAAAGCAGATCAGGCTTACGAAAACTCAGTTCTCCCTGAAGAAGCTGATCGTGAGATAGTTGAAAAGCTATTAATGTCAATTACTGGCGATAAGATTATAATAGATATGGGGGGTTAATAATGGTAGCTAAAGGTGAAATAATGGACAGAATCAGAGAGAGGGAACCAGTTAAGTTATCTGTGTTATTGAAGTCTTCACAGGCAAAATATAAGGAAAGACGCAGAGTTTATGAGTTAATAGATACAGGGGCCATTGAGCTTACATCAGCTAAAGATGAAGATATTCCTGACGGGCTGAGAGAACATATGTACGTTTTTAAGAGGGGTAACAATGCCACCTGAAATTGAATGTACGTTATGTGGAGAAAAGTTCTATGAAGCAGATGTTGAGGACTGGAAGTAGACAAGACCATTGTGGTCGCCTATTCATGAGGAAGTAATCCCTAGATGTCCTCATTGTGGGGGTTGGGTCGATGATCATCCAATATTGAGGTACAAGAACGGGGAGGTGGAATTATGACGGCAGGAGCAGTGGCAGTGTTTGTGTTGGGGGTAATTTTTGCATTAATAGGTATGGTATGGGCAGCAGAGAGACTGGCTAGATTTATATACAGTGATTCTTCAGATGATGAGGAGGAAAGGGACATATGTGAGGGCCATCATTTTGAGGAAGCTAGTAGGAAGTTGATTGAGCTAAAAAGACCCGATAAATCATTATCAATTGTGCTGGCAAAAGTATACAAGAAATGCCAACATCAAGGGTGCCTAGAAGAGTATATAGATTGGGAAATAGATAGATTCATAGTATATGGCGATTCGACATCAGGGGGATTTTACTTGGGTCATAATGTGAGGGAGGCCGTTGGAAAGCTAACTGATGGCAAACTACACGAAAAGTATGTTAGGGGCGTTGCGGCGGCGGCCTCACGGCCAGATCGAGTATGCGAAGTGCCTATTGAGGAAAGGGGGAGCGATGAACACGAGGGAGACTGAAATGTATTGCCATGATTGTCGTAATAACTTTACGGCAGAGCTAGATATGGACATAAACGGCAATCACGAGATTGAATGTCCCCATTGTGGGCATATACATTATCGTGTAGTTGAGGATGGGCGTGTAACGGATGATAGGTACAGGAGTTCTATGGGTATGGTTCAGGCAAACACGTGGACGGGATCGACAGCTAACTCTAGCAGTTCAAACTTCTACGTCAACTGGGGAAGCACAACAAGTGGATCAACTACCCTGAGGACGAGTGGTTCGTGATGGTAAGATTTAACAGGAAAGAGGATTTTGAAGAAGGTCCTACTAAAGAGATAAAGATATGGAATTATGAGTATGATGTTGGCGAGGATACTATAACAGCTGGGGTGATGTATCCCGATTGGCATCCTGCGTTTAAATTAGACCCAAGATTCTATGATAAAGTAATCAAAACACGGGCCAGAGATACCATTGAGGAACTTGAAGGCATTGAGGTTGACATCGACAAGTTGAGGTTGGTAGAAGTTAAGTATGAGGAGGTCATAAATGAGAGATGAGTATAAAGAGGTATTGTATGATAAAGAAGACTATAGATTGGAGTACCAGGTGGAGGATTATGTGTTATTTTCTCAGAAACATGGCATAACTGAATTTAGAATACCATTTACAAAAGCACGGAAGAATGATCATATAGCGGGGGAAGTGTATTCCTTGTTCTGTGATGGAAAGCATGTTGCTTCTATAAACACGTGGGTAGACTCTGGTCTTAGAAAAACTCTCGACGGTCTGGAGGAATTATAATGAAACCTAAACTATTACAGCTTGGTAAGGGGCAGGGAAAAACTACTGAATTTATTAATTGGCTTAATAAAGTTGACTCATCAGCTTTGGTGTCTCCATCTAGAGAAGGTTGATTGGGCAAGACTGGTACATAATTTTCTAGATAAACTGCCGAGTTGGAATGACTGTCTTTAGAGGAGGGGTAGTTCGTGGATAAAAGAGATGTAATAGAAGAATTGGACGATCAGATACGTCGCAGGAACATAGAACTAGATAAAAGAAAAATGGATACAGATAGAGATGCTGTTCGATTTGGTCGAGAGCTAGAAAAGTTGAAAATAGCTAGAGATATCATACAGAAGTCGTGGTGGTGGTGATATGCGAGTGATAATTGGGGTATGTGCTGTTGGTATGGTTATGTCTATTTATTTTTTGATTAAATATATTCGTGATGATTATACGGACGGGCTTAGTTGAGGAGGAATTATGGCACACGCAGATTATGATTGTTGTGCGGTATGTGATAAGAAAATGGCCTATCAGGGGTTCTCTGGAGTAGATACTAAACAAGAGGTTTGTGGAAACTGCACTGTTAACTTGGCCAAGCATGATGTAATAATTAATAATATTAAAGAACTTATAAATTGGATAGTAACAGAAGATAACGATATTGTTGAAGAGGTATTACACGATATAGGCTTTTCTAAATGTCATTATCCTAATGGGGTGGATACTACGGTAGCATATTATATTGGCATAGATCAATTTGATCGTAACTTTGGAGTGTAACTATGTATCATGCTATTGGGATGGCTGCAATTATATATTTAGCCATTATGTTGATCTTTGGCGGCGGTATATTGTTTGGTATAACTCAAAGAAGTGATAAAGCTGGAAGGGTTCTTGGTCTTGGACTTGGGTTAGTTGTTTCTAGTGCGCTTGGTTTGGTAATACTGGCTGGAATAGCTTCTGATTTTCTTTAGGGGGGGGTGTCATAATAACTAAATTTCATCAGATAGAGGTAAGGGAAGAAAAGTATGGTTTAAAATCTAAGCAGACTATACACTCTACTACAACCTGCCAAGGATGCTATAACGCCACTAGAGGTTTAATAGGTCAAGTAGATGTCCTTGCCTTGCCATATTTGGTTCATGAGCATGAGGAGGTAGGTGATGGCTGAGTTCTGTGAAAATGGTTTAGAAGACCTTGATTAGGGGGTAATTATGCAAGCTAAAGGGGTTTTCGGCTGGCAAGATGGCGAAGATGCGTATTGTGAAAGTGTAGAGTGTGAGTGTGGGAATACCATAATAGTTGAGCAGGTAGTAAGTTCATACAGAAATGATGTAGTTAAGTGTCATGAGTGTGGGCTGATATATACATTCACGTGGAAGGGAATGGGGGTAGAGGAGATTACTGGAGGAGGGTAAAAATGATAAGTCAAACTAAAATCACAATATTTATAATGTTAGTAATGGCTGGCTTGTGTGGTTGGGGCCTAGTAACTATTGCCCCACCATTTCCGCATAATTGGCCAGAGATTATTGGTTTCGTATCTATAGAGGGGTTAGGCGTTTGGGATTTACTTGAAATTAATAGATGAATCCATTATAATTGTTTGTAGAGGTGGAAAGAAGTGAGCTTTAAGTTATATGATAAGAAAGAAGATAATACACTTGGGCCATTTAGAATTGAGGAGCATATTAAAGCTATTGTTGGAGATGATGGCCTGGGCAGAATGGTTCCGAAGGCGGTTATCTTAAACGACAATACGATAGTTGAAGTAGATGATATCGGTCCAAGATATTTAGTGAGGAGTGATGAAAGTGACTAAACTTGTAGTGCATTTTACAGACACACAAGAATATAACCAAAGAACAATTGGCGAACGAATGGTTCAATATGATAATTTGGAGGAAATGAAAAAGAGAGGTAAGGAAATCAGCAATAATGGTTTCTGGTATGATGTTGGTGACAGACGAGAAGTTTTTATTCCCGCTTCTAATGTGCATAAGGTAGAAATAAAACAGGAGGAATAATGGCATTTATCAGCTTTGGTAACAAAAAGGGTTTAATAGAACATGGATTTAAAGACCTAGCTATAAGACAAAAAAAGGAGTCCAATCACTGGTCAAATTTAGATAAAGGTCAAAATCTGAAAGTTTTTTGGCGAATGAGGTCGGATGAAAAGGAGCTATTAAAAGATACTGAGTTGGCAGAAGACGCAATGGTAGTTGATGTAGAGGAACTAGATAGTGATGAGGTAGTGAGTCGCTCTGGTTTTAACGATGTAGATGACTTAATGGCTCATCTTGAGGATAAATATGGAGAAGATTATAAGGAGCATAAGTATGTAGTATTGGTATGGGAGGCTTAAATGCCAGATACATCTATAGGCGGTGCGTATAAGATTGGTAAAATTATGGATAGGCTCAATCTTTTGGTAAGGGACAGAGAGCCAATACTTATTCATCAAAAGTTTGACTCCTTAAAAGATGAGATAAAGAGACATATTCATGGGGATAATAAAGAGGAAATTTTATCTCTATTGGATAAATGTCTAGAAGAGATAGAAGACAAGGGGGGCGATCTTGAGTTCGAATCGTGGCTTCTGATAATGAAGTCAATAAATAGTATGGAGGGGAAATTGGAGGAGGAGTTTCAGGTATGATATATGTATATGGAGTATCAGATGATTTAATTGAGGTCAGAGGAGAAATTGATGAGGAGTTTTATGCCAACTCTGGTGAAGCGAATAAGTTAGTATTATCTGATGGTGTATTAGTTGAGTTAACTCATGACGATAGATGGAATATCAATGTGCTCAGCGAGGGCAATAACTTACTGCGTGATTTTGTAGAGGTAGAAGAGGGTCCTAGTGGTGGCATTGGTAATGAGCACTCTGATTTGCTTGTTGTCGATCCCGAGAATAATATCAGGTGGGTGGCTACAGTAGATGAATTTAAGCGGGCAGAGGAGGGATGAATGGACGACAATCGACCAACTATCTATGCAGTAGATTTTGATGGAACTATAGTTGAGAATGAATTTCCCGATATAGGACCAATTAATCAGAACGTAAGAGAGTTTATTATCCAGAAAAAGAGAGAAGACAATATAATAATTTTATGGACAACTCGTGATAACGAGAAACTACAAGAGGCAGTAGATTTTTGTGACGAGCATGGAATACCAATTGATTTAGTTAATGAGAATGTAAACTGGCTTGATTTCGACACGTCAGATAAAATATTTGCTGATGTGTATGTTGATGATCGTGCTATAAACCCATTTGAGAATAACTTAGACGGGAAAGTTGATTTAACAGTATCGGATAAAGATTTATATAAGTCTAAGACTTTTAACAATATTTTAGGTGGAGGAGAATGAGCAACGTGGCAGAGGTTTTATTATTAGCAATCTACATAAATGAGTTAGAAAGAGCAGAAAAGACGCTTCATAATGCTATGCATATAGTGAGTGTAATGGGGGCATTAAGAGAGGACGAAAGCATGACTCACGATCATTTGGGTGGTATCAGCGCAGCTATTACGAGAATTAATAAATTGTATGGAGATGTTCAGGACCGAGAAGCTGAATTATTATTAGATGAATAGACAGGAGGTATATAGTGTCAAGTGACGAACAAGTATCATCACAAACATTTGAAGAATCAGCCACTGAGGTAGCTAACGAGTGTGTTAACTTATTGATAAGCAAACAGAAAGATTATGGCCCCGAAAACATACTTTCATTTGGCGAGCTTGGTGTGCTGGTCAGGATGAATGATAAAATGGCCAGGCTTAAAAATATATTATGGAAAAAGAAAGTTGAGAATGGAGACAATGATGTAGAGGTTAATCATGAGTCGATAGAAGATACTTTTAAGGATATGGCTAATTACGCTATGATAGCTCTAATGCTCAGAAGGGATCAGTTTGAACTTCCATTAGAGGCGGATGATCAAATTGATGACCCCTTGAATAAAGATCAGTAACATGTTATAATTAAAGGAGGTATTATGGGTTATAGGTCTCGTGGTAAACCAATACGGATAATAGATGGCGATACAGTTGTAATGGAGCTGGACCTTGGATTTTATACATATAAGAGAGCTCAATTAAGATTGCTTGATGTTGATACCCATGAATTAGATGGAGATAATCCTAAAAAGGCAATTGATGAAAAGAAATATGTCAAGGGGTGGTTTGCTGATCATGACAAAGAGGGCGTAGACTACCCATTTTATGTATATACGTTAAAGGAACCAGATTCGTTTGGCCGTTATCTCGCTGATATAGAAACTCTAGATTCCAATTCATCATTGGTTTCTGATTTAAAAGACAAGTTTAAAGATATTGAATGGGAGGGGTAGCATGCAAGATAGCAGAGAGACAATGAGTCTGGAAGAATTCAGAGAAGGTGGATATCTACAAGAGCTTAATCGTGAATTCCTTCATCCACTTGGGCTTGCTATGAGCGTTATATGCGAGAACGACGATGATGGTAACTTAAAGGCTGTTGAGTTTGGTGGTATAGTAGATGCTAGAAGTGACCCAGAAGGGATGCTCTTTGCGGAAGGGGTAATAGATGAAGATGCAATGAAAAAGGTAGATAGGGAGTTCGCAGAAAAAGCGGAGTATCGAATGGAAAATTATGGATTTGTAATTCAATCAGCAGATGATGAATTATAATAATAAACTATATATGAGATGTGATTATTGCGGTCAACCAGTTCCACGAGCAGATTTAGTATATGACAAAGCATTTGGTGGACTGGTCTGTGTATGGCATAGGAATTGATATTATGAAGATAGTTATAGCTACTCTAGTTTGTGAAGAATGTGGAAAGGTTTGGTCTATTAAGAAACCACTACGAGAGATAGATGAGGAGGAAGATTTAAAGCATTGTGGCGAATACGCTACAATTAAAAAGGGCTTTAGGGCTGATGATGAAGAATATCAGGAGTGATATAATGAAAGTTGTACTTGATGATTATACAGAAAATCCAGAAATGAAGATAGCTAAGTGTGGGGGCGTGTCGCATGGTGCTGATGTCTCTGACATCGAAGAGGCACGAGAAAGGGTGCAGATGTTCGTAGATGATGGGCACTGGAGTACATTGGAATTTGCTGATGCAACATTTCACGTTAGTGGTGTCAGTCGTAGCTTTTTAGCACAGATAACTCGCCACCGTCATGCTAGCTTTATGGTGAAAAGTCAGAGATACGTTGATGCCAGTGGTGAGGATATGGTTGAGCCTGAAACGGTACAGGACGCTTTGGACGATAGTTATGTATTCGACGCATATTATGATTATAATCAGGCCACGTCTAAATTAATCAGCAGGCTAAAAGAAGCGGGTGTTCCTAAAGAAGATTATAGATTTTTTCTTCCCATTGCAACTACAACAGAAATGTATATTAAAGCAAATCTTAGAGAGTGGAGACATATTATAGACTTACGGGGCCTTAATGAGCATGCTCAATGGGAAATTCGTGATTTTGCTCAGCGTGCCTTGAAGAAGTTATATAAGGTTGCTCCATCCGTGTTTGAAGACCAATACAAGGAGGTATAATTTGGGTAATACTAGAATGAGAGCCCAAATGGAGTATGAGGGGGAGGTAGATGGTGAGGACTTTAATACTGTTGCTGATTCAGTTGTCGATGAAATTATCGAGATAGAGCTTACTCATAATTCTACCTCAGGCTTAGGTGGTCAGGCTAGAATAAAAATTGGTTCAATAACAGCATCGTTCACAAGTATCGTGTTGTTGGACGATGAGGTTTCACTCAAAGGTGCTATTGGGAAAACTCTAATGAGGGTAGAACGTGACACAGACGTGGCAGAGTCCTTGATAAAATTTGCAAAGGAAAATAGCGGCGAGATAAGTTTCATTAGGAGTGAATATGGCGATACTGAATGACAAACAGATAGAAAAAATTGATGGTATGATAACACCGTTTATAGACCATCAGGTCGAGGAGGGAACAGTTAGTTACGGGTTGTCAAGCTTTGGCTATGATGTTAGGGTAGGTAATCAGTTTAAAATATTTACTAATATCAATAGCAACGAAGTAGACCCCAAAGACTTCAAGAGGGAACTGTTAGAAGACAGAAAAACAGATGACTCGATTCTTATCCCACCAAACTCATTTGCACTTGCTAGCTCGGTTGAGAGGTTTAATATGCCTGATAATGTTACTGGTCTATTGTTCGATAAGTCTACATATCGTAGGTGCGGTGTGCTGACTAGCGGTACAGTTTTGGAACCTGCTTGGGAAGGGTGGTTGACAATCGAAATTTCCAATACTACACCATTACCAGTAAGGATATATGCGAATGAGGGAATAGGTCAGGTTCTATTCATGCAGGGGGGAAAGCCTAATCTTACATACGAAGATAAGGATGGTAAATACCAAGGACAGGGTGACAGACCAGAACCATCCAGAATGAAATAATTGTACTATTATATGGAGGTATATATGCCAGATGAAATATTAGATAGTGTGATAGATGAATTAAGGGCAGAGAAAATAGCAAGCGATGAAGGGATGAATGATGATATATTGTCAAAACTGGAAATATACAGGTCAATTAGAGACGGTGTGGACAAAGCGTTGGCTGGTGAAGGCATTCTAAGCTCAAGAAAGAAAAGGTTGGTACGAAAGGCAACAACATATATAATAGAATATATGGAGAAACAATAGTATGAAAATATGGGTAATTATTGTAATATGGGCATTATTATCATATTTAGCTAGTTTAGCAGCTATAAAATTAGACATGAAAATAGGTATAACACCAAGTCCAAAGGGCGTTGGAATGTTCTTCTTTATTTGGCCCTTTCTATTATTGCAGTTTATTTTTTACATGATATCTGGACTAATAGGTGTTGCCATTATGTCTATACATGGAATATTACCAGAACAGGAGGATGAATATAATGAGTGATGGAGAACTTGTCGGTACCAAGGTTGCTAGAGGTAAGGGCGGAGGTAATGAGGGAATAGGGGAAGTAATAGACAGTGACAATCTTAAGAGAGCCAAGTCAAATAATCGTGAGAGGTATAATGATTTTGTTGCAGTCCAATGGTACGGGCCAGATGGTAATAAATCACATGTTGGATGGCACAAAAAAGGTGCACTGGTAGTGCTAGAGGAAAGCACGTAATGGATAAATTACATGAACTGATGAGAGACAGGGGCTTGTCTAGCTCAGATATTAAAGATTGGATGATGGATGAATATGCCCCTGTCTCTGACAGTATAAGTATTGGTATGTTAACCCCTACCATGATTCAAAATATTATACAAGATATTAAAGGGGGCAAGCTAGAGCACCTAGAAGGGTAACTCTTCCTCACCAGCAAATTGGCCTTTATTCTTGTCTAGCTTTACACTGTCAGGGAAGCTCTTAGGGAATTTAGGTTCCATATCTGAACGATCAAAGTAATCATGATTGTATAGCCTATTAAATATTTCGACTATTTCAGGAACGTATTCTATTTCTTTGAGATGATACCCCTTATTTGTCCGCTCCTTTAGGTGTAGTATATGTATAGATGCTTGATCTAGTGATACAATGTCATGTTCGTCCAGAGCTTGCATGTACATCATTAACTGAACCTTATGGTTAAGGTAGATATTGCTTGATGTTTTGAGGTCAATTAACTGGTACTCAGCGTCCTCTGAGGGGATTTTAGCTAGTAGATCGGCAGTACCAGCGTAGATATACTTGTCGCTCTTTAGAGTAAATTCTAGGTCTACAATTGTCGGATTTTTCTTGTTCCAGAAGTTTTCATAACCTTGGATCATTTTCTTACTTCTGTCAGCAAAATTTGTTAAGTCTACTTCGGCACCGCTTGCAAGTTCTTCGCAAGCTTCATGTACATTGGAACCCTGTTTAGCACGTTTGTCCTTGTACTCGTCTGCATCTTTTTTTGACCTCTGATTTAACGCCCAATTGAAGAATCGTTCACCCTTTGGAACAACCTTATCAGTTTTAGTTGTCACGGATGGATATATATTTCCATCTTTATCTTTGTAGAAACGTCCGTTAATAGAGCTATCAATAATTTCTAGGTCAAACATGTTTTACATCAACCTCCTAGTTACATAATTATAACATATTAGGTGGTGTTTGTCAATGGTGGATGATGCCCTTTCGGTAAAAAGATTGGAACCTGGTGCCCTTATAAAGTTTCACGATATAAAATATGGTTTTGTCCGTGGAGAAGACGTAGAGCTCGTTGATAATACAACAGTTAAGGTTAATGGTGATGAAATATCTACGGTATTCATCAGATACTTAAATGATAGAAGTTTACCACGACAGGATGGGATGGAGGAGTTAGCTGAAAGTGCTAGGAATGGCATAGGACGGGCTATACGGAAAAAACGCAAAGAACTAGATATGATTCAGGAAGATTTTAGCATGTCTATATGGACAGTATCAGAGGTCGAAAGGGGATTAAAAATGCCCAGGTATGCCACAATTAAAAAGATAGCGCAAGATATGGACATGACATGGACCGAACTTTTATCTAAGGCTAGTTTAGAAATGTGGAGGGATTATGATGAATGAGTTTTTAGAGGGAGGATTATGGGAGCCAGATAGGATAAAATGGGATCATAAAAAAATAGAAAAGCATATAAGAGATAATTGGAAAGACAAAAGTGATCAAGAGCTGGCTGATGGTTTATCCGATATGATTGGTAAAAATGTAACAGAAGCGAAGGTAAAGGAAAAAAGACTTGACATGGGAATAGACAGATCAGTTTATGTAAGAAAACATATGGATCATGGTAATGTTGGGAAAGACCCCGTAATTGATTGGAAATCACCCGATGTAATCAAGTATGTACAAACCAGATATAAAGATATGAATGACGCGGAAATGGCGGAGGGACTTAGTGAGAGATATGATGAGGATGTGACATGGAAGATGGTCAGACAACATAGGTTGCAATATGGTTATACAAGAGATAACCCCAAGTCTAAGAGTGAACCCCTAGACTTGGGAGATTATCGTAAATATATATACGAAGAACATCCCCAACTAAATGGTGATAGGTTTGATACAATACAGGATTTTTTGGTACACTTTCACAATAAACTAGACTTAAATCATAATATAAGGTCGCTTAAACATAGGATGAGAGATTTCGTCAAAAACGATGCACAATTAAGGCTGATGAAACCAGTTAATCTGGACCATAGTGACCTAGAAAGAATTTCTGAATGGCTTGGGGACTAATCATCCATATAATCTAGAAACATATCAGCTGTTTCACTTACTTTCTTGTCGCCATCTATATTACTAACGTATTGTATGCCCAGTTCAAGTGCTCGTGCTCTCTTCTCCCATCCTGGTGCCGTTCCATCACCAGAAGATGATTTTTCAATGGAATCTATCTCCTGAATATTTCTGAATATCTTATCTCCAGATTCGTTTTTATTAAACTCTACATTGACAGTATCGCCTTCTTGTGCATTGGAAAATTTGTCGTTGTCATGTAAATAGAACTTTTTACCATCAATTTTTAAAATTAAGTATTTGTTACCATCTTTGTCTCTTGGTTGAACGTCGTCTACTGTACCTTTAGTTTTAGGCATATATTATCCCCTCTAGAGAGAATTTTATACCATATTATAACAAATTAATGTAGCAATGTCAAGGGAAAAAGCGGAAAAGTCTGGTAATTAGCGAATTTTTATATTATAGGATATATATAAATATATAATACTAAATAGAGAAAGCTTTTTCTATATAGGGGTTGACAAACACCTGTCGATGTGTTATACTTATTTTTGTATGGGGGTGACTGGCTTCGACTTCAGTAGTGTGAAGCCTTGCAGGTAGTTGGCAACTTACTGCCATCAATTAGACGCAAAACTAATTAAAACATTTGTTGCTAAGGTAGTCTTAGCCGCTGCTGTTCTAACTTACATGGGTAGGGTTAGTTCAGTAACATAGAATACCTATTTGGGTCTCATTTCACGTCCACGGGATGAGATCGACATTTAGTGGACTTTGCTGGAGTGACTCCTTGACGTGGGAGGCTCCAGGGAATTAAACACGTCATAAACCTGTAGATGGTGTACAGCTAACTGGAGGACTGGGTTTCGAATACCCACACCTCCACCAATAATAGGAGAGAGCTATGCACGATAATACTGAAAAAGAAAGAGGTGCGATTGAGGTGAGCGAACACGATCTATCACGTAAGCAATTAACTAACGACCTTAACAAACTTGGTGAAGTGTTATCTAATATAATCCAATCAAGGGAGGGCGAAAAGCCTAGTATGAGCAAGAACTGGAATCGTTCTATTTGTAGTAAGTGTGGTGGACATGGAGAAATAGATGGGGAACCATGTCCAGAGTGTGGGGGAACGGGTGAGGCGTTGCCAAAAGATGATAGACAATACCCGAGAGGACGAGAAGTCAAAAAGAGTTCAAAGATACTTAAATAATCTAGATAACTTTTCAACACTATATGAACAGTTTATATTATCGGAGATCGTAGAGAACGAGAAAAAGCGTAGGTCTGCTCTTAGATCAAAAGCAAGACGTTTATTAAGGGAGTATGAAGATATGAGTGAGGAGGAACAGGAGAAATTCGAAGAGCGACGAAACAAAGATGGCTATTACTCTAAAGATAAGCTTGAAGAAATAGCTGATAAAGAGGAACTAATACCAGAGGATAAGCTTGAAGAGTTGAACATACCAACTAGATATGTTAGTAGTGATATTGAGGCCAGAAGTGTAGATCAAGTACGTAAAATAATGACTTATCTAATGGATAACTATGATCCAGTAGGTAAGGAAGCCCCAAATTGGAGCAAGACTAAACGACAATTGAGAGAGGAGCATGATATAAGGATAGATGTGCCCAAGTTAAAAAGATATTGGTCAGCTATAGAGGATAAAGAAGCTTTTAGCTTGGTAAAGCAGAAGATGTATTGGGATATAGTTAGTGAGCTTGAAGGAGTGGCATCAAAATTAATTGATCACGTTCTTGATAGAGTTGGGTCTGAAGGGGGAGAGTACGATAGCATAGACCAGAGAATAGATGCTGTTGTCAAAATAGCAGATATGATTAAGGATCTCCCGAGTAACAAACCAGAACAAGAGGATAAGCCTGAAGGGGGAGTTATTACTCAAAATATAAGATTTGATATAATGGATGAAGCTGATAGAGGGAGCGATGATGAGGCTAGTACAATAGATATAACAGGTGAGGAGAATGAATCCTAAGATTGACATTTTGCGGCATTATGGAGGCATGGTGCCAGATATAGAAGAAGATGATGCAAGTGAGGGAGAGCTAAAAACAAAATTATTGTTGGAAGAAGAAGATTTAATTACAGATATTTTGCTAGAGGAGTTAAGGCAAGCTGATCATATTGACATAGATACCGAGAATACGCAAGTTAGAAAAGAAATTAAAGATATATCACATGATCTAGTAGATATTGCTGAAATATGGTAAAAAGTCAAGTTAAGAGTAATCCAGTTTATTCTGAAGAAGCTGAGGATGGCGCTAAGGAAATAAAGGTACTGCCGAAGCAGAAAAAGATAGTAGAGTCACGAAAAAGAGTTGTAGTTGCTATTGGCGGTGTCCAAAGCGGGAAGACTTACGCTGCTCTTATGGGGTTGGCAACTGTCATAGCAGAAAACCCTGGAGAGCGGTTCTTTTTATTAGCACCATCTTTCGGGCAACTAGAAGCAGCCGCCATACCAAAACTCAAAAGCATCACAAAAGCTTTTGGATTGTATGACCCCACCAAACCTGATGCATGGAACAAGTCCTCTCATGAGCTAACCTTCATCAATGAGGCCAAGCTTCGTTACTTCTCAGCCTCAAATCCAGAAAGATTCCAGTCCGTTACTACACCTGGGGTAATGATTGATGAGATTTCAGAGGTACCAGAGAGATTAATTGATATTGCCCTAGAAAGGACGGCAGTTATGGAGGGAACGCTGTTTCTTGCTGGATTAATTCCACACCCAAATCAATTAATTAATCACTGGATATATGATCGTATATATAAACCATATCAGGAAGGGGACTCTGATATAGAGATGCAGGTCTTCTCTAGCGCTGAAAACCCATTCTTCCCTGACTCAAGATATAAGAAGGCTAAAGAGGAGATGCCAGAGCCAATATTTAGAGCTGAGTATAAGGGGGAATTTGTAGAGAGTCTATTATCAGATAATGTATTTGTTCCATCATCCGTTGATATGGCGCAAAGAAGATGGAAAAGAAGAGTTAGGTTCTTACCGAGAAGCCTGTATAATTGGGTTGACAACCGAGCACAGGTTGATTTTACGCCAGAGCATAAAGAAGAAGATTTTGCCAAGGCTCAAGGAGCTTATATTAGTGAAAAACCAAAGGATGATGAATCTGAGCAATATAGGAAGTGGAGAAAATATCGTCTCGCATATGGACAAAAGAAGGGGAACGATGAAAATAGTAGGGACGATTATGAACAAGATGACCCTGAGGCTGGCATTATAAAATATGATCTTAAGGACGAAGCAAATGATTTATTAGTTGGCCCCGACGCTGGCAAAAAGAATGTAGTAGTTCTTAGCGTAGATGTCGCTGACGAGGGGCAGGACCAAAGTGTTATATCTGCCCGATGGATAAACACACTATTGGGACAAAGAAGCTATGTATGCTCTACTGATAAGCTAGTAGATGCCGTGCTCGATGAAGTAAACTGGTTCGAACAAAGGGATTACGATGTTAGGGTGTGGGTTGATGCACCAGGTCTGGGTAAAGCAGTGGCGAACGAGCTAAGAGCTGAAAACATATATTGCAACGACTATTGGCCTAGTGATACTGCACCAGCAGAGCCAAAGAGATACTTAAACTTAAAATCATGGGTATTCTTTCAGATGAGGAAACGTATTCTAAATGGGGTAGAGGCAATACCAGAAGAACGTAATCTGAGAAGGCAGGTATTAAGCCAATCATACGAAAGCACTGACAATGATAAAATTAGAATTAGTAAGGACAAGAATAATTCATTTGACTTTTGTGACTCCTATGTTATATCTCTAATGGGAGCTGACAAAGGTTTAGACCCATCAGAAAACCTATTCTTTGTTTAATATGGGGGGGGTATTATGTTAATTTCATTCTTTCAAGAATTTATTGCAGGATTTTTCTTTCTAGCGTTCATTCTGTTAAGTTTATACTCTTGGTATATTGTTTTTACCGTTGATAGCGAAGGTTTAAAGGATTTTAACAAAAGATTCTTTACTTTTAGCGAATTATTGTTCTGGATAGAGGTTGCTGTTGGTATAGTTATAGCAAGTATTGCAGTTGGCAATTGGCTAGGGGGAGTTCTATAATGGAAGATGAAGAGCAACAAACTGATTATCGTGATTTTGTAGAGTTAAACGAAGCGATAGATAGCCTGAATATGAAAGTTTTGGAACTAGAAAAGAAAATAGACACAATTGGTGTTTTTTATTATACAATATTGGCATACTTCTCTGGAAAATTGAGCAAGGAAGAAGTTAAGCGTGTCAAGGGGAGATTTGGCGAAGCAAGTTCAGAAGATGTTAGTAAGTTCCTTAGAGCTTTTGATATTATGATGGAAAAGGATGAAGATGCACGATCAATAGTAGATATGTTGGAGGAATTGGAAGAGAACCGATGGAATGAATAGTCGGAGGAAATTATGAGAAATCCTTTTAGTGTAGTGGCGAATAATATGGGATATGAGAAAAGGCAGAACAAGATAGCTAATCTATCTGATTTTACTAATTACAGTTGGGGCATAAAAGAAGAGTTTGCCAACGAGGAACTAGAGACATTAGATAGTAAACACGCTCATGTTCACAGCTCAGTTAACAAAATCGCACAAGCTTTGGCATCAACCCCAATAGCCTTATATCAAGACGGGGATAGAGTAGATAGCCATCCCGCCTTGGACCTTATTCATGACCCAGCTGAGCATATGACTAGTACACAGTTTAAATCATCTATTACTAAACATCTATTGCTGGCTGGCGATTGTTTCATTGAAATAGTTCCAGAGAAAATAGTATATGGTGATGGCAGAACTTCAATAAAGCCATCTCAGCTTATTCCTATAATACCACCGTCTAAGATAGAGATAATCCCTGGAAAAGATCGTTTTGTTGATTATTACGAATATCAGTCCTCTAGTGGGGATAATATAGAGTTAGACAGAGAGGAGGTTGCTCACCTACGCTTTGTTTCAACCAGTGATAAGCTCTATGGTCTTTCCCCGCTACAGTCCATGAAAAAAGAACTTGCGGCGGATGAAAAGGCTGTAAGTTACAACCAAAAGTTTTTCGAATCTTCAGCTGCCCCAGGTGGGATACTTACTAGCGACCAACAAATGAATCCTGAGGCTAAGAATGATATGGAGAGGAGGTGGAATAAGGCTCATCGTGGCGTTGATAATGCTCATAAGGTTGCTGTGTTGGGACGTGGGGTAGAGTGGCAATCTATAGGACTATCACAGCAAGATATGCAGTTTATAGAGTCTCGTGAGATGACAAAAGAAGACATAAGATCATTATATGGAGTACCTGGAACGCTATTAGGTGAAGAGGATTCCACATTTGCAAGCGCAAAGGAAGCTTCTAGGCACTTTTATCTTAATGTCATAATTCCTATGGCTAATAGGATAGCTGAGTCGCTTACAAAATATATATTAGATGTGTATTGGCCCAATAGCAATTTGAAATACGATTTTAACTTTTTAGGGTCCGAGTCATTGGTTCCACTCGTTCAAGATAAAGCAGAACTGCAAAAAACTATGATCGCTGCTGGAATACCACCAAATATGGCGACAAAAATGATATGGGGGAAGGAGTTTTATGATGAGGAGATCGGGCAGACGGCATTTATTGAGGCCAATCTAGTTCCTATGGGGAGTGTACCTACATCTGTTAAGGAAACTGGTCCACAGTTATCTGTAGATACAATGATGAAGAAGTCCCCCAAAGAAGCAGAGGATCTTATGGAGCGATGGCGAAAGAATGTAGGCGAAATGGCACAGAATGCGCAAGATGCTCAAACTAAAAAAATGTTTAAGAATATAAAAAATAAATTGGGGGATTTGGATGGATAATAAAACACATATAGTATGTCCTAATTGTCGATATCCCGTACCTATAATTGGTCCAGACGAGATTTTAAATGACGAATGTCCGTTGTGTGGGGCAAATATAAAGGGGGAAGCTGAGAGGAAGAGAAAACTGATAAGGGATTTGAGAGTATCAGTATTCCTTAGTGAATTTTTTGATACCCCACGCCTTATTGAGCCAGAGGAATTATTAGATTTTCTTGGTATTAGTAGCAAAAAGACGTTACGTAAGCTGATTGAGCAGGGTGAATTAGAGTATGTGAATGTTGGTGCTGGTAAAGAGAAGAGAATTATGCGATTCAGGCCAGTGCAAATACTTGAATTCCTTGAAAGACGGTCTTCTTCTGAATAAATTCAGGGGAAAGCAGAGCAAATAGGCGAACTCCATGCCTACGCATGTTTGGGTTACATTATAATGTAATTGGCTATCATAGGTCTCCGCTTTTAGGGAGTTCTGTCTCGCAGGCTATAATCACTTGAGGTGTGTTAGTATGAAACAGCTTGAAATAGAGCCAGAAAAATTAAAAGAGAATGGTAATAGTGTATGGCGATCAGTACAGGTAGAACCGACTATATTGGATGAGGAAGAAAGGAAGGTAAGGGGTATCGTCAGTACAGATCAGATGGACGCTTACAACACGATTGTTGATCCTGATGGAGCACGTGTGTCTGGCTATATGAATTATGCTTCTGTTCTATTTAATCATGATTCTGGATCATTGATTGGCAACACAGATGAGGTTGTGCAGAATCAAAATAATATAGAAGCCGAATGGAGATTTTTACCAGAAGGTGTATCAGACCTTGCTGACAAAGTATGGAATCTGTATAAAGAAGGTTGGTTAAACGGCTACTCTATTGGATTTGTCCCTCTAGAGTGGGAAGATGATACTGTTGATGATGTAGATATATTAAGGTTTACCAAATGGGAAATGAAGGAGTTTAGCTTAACTTCTGTTCCTGCGAATTCTGGAGCCCTGGCTAGAAACTCAGATGCATTAGAAACATTTAGGGACGTACAAAACAGTGGTTCATCAAGCTTTTATCTTGACTTTAACCCCCTAAAACGTGAAGGTGATCACGAGTACGAAAGAGGCATGCAATTATATGATAGTGGGACTACCAAATATGATATAGACAGAGACGGTGATGGTGCCGCATTTAGAGAGATACGGACAGTCCCTTCTTACCAAGATCACCCAATTGCTAATGTTGACGAGTGGGATGAGAGTCGAGCCAGAGATCAAATTGCTCGTTGGGCTGGTGGTCCCGATAAAGAGGATATAGATTGGGACAAGTTTAAGAAAGGGTTCTTTTGGTACAATGAAAGTGAATCTGACAACAAAACTGCTTACTCATTTCCCTATGTCTATATTATCGACGGAGAGCCTAAAGCTGCTGATAGGGGTATATATGCCGTTGCAAGTTATTTAGATCAGGGTGATATTCCAGAGGATGCTAAGAGTACCATAAGGAATCAACTAGAAAAGTATTACGATAAAATGGACGAAACAGCACCCTGGAACGAAGATAATACTAAGTCTAAGGAGGTAAATATGACCGAAGAAGAGATGGGTGAACTTGCCGAGAAAATTGGTGATGAGTTCGATCAGAGGGTTTCTGATCTTGTCGAAAATGATATTGATCTGGAGGGTCTCAAGAGCAGGATTGGTGAGGCCGAGAGCGATGCTGAGGATGCTTGGGCAAAGTCAGATAGAAATGAGGATGAGTTAATTGAGCTTAACGAGCGTGTCGATAAACTCAGCAACGCTGTAGAAAAGATTTTAGATCACTTAAGTTAACAAACAATAAAAGAGGTGTCGTAATATGGTTAACGACCTAAACGAAAAGTTGAAGAATCTTGATGGAGAAGAGGAAGAGGAAGGGGCACGAGATGCTCCAGAGGGGAGACAAGAAGCAGGTAAGGAAGAAGGTGTGCCTAAGACTGCTCCTTCCACCAGAGAAGGTGAAAGTAGCCTAAATAGCAGGCCCTTCAGCCTAACAAGGATGTTTAGGGCTATCGCTGATCAAGATTGGAGTCAGGCTAAGCACGAGAAGAGGATTAATGATATCCTTAAAGAAGATGTTGGTTTTCAGACTAAGGAAGGAGGATTCCTCTTACCGTTCAATTCCCGAACCCTTTATGACCTTTGTAACAAAGAATTAAGAGATTTCGGTCATGACTCTGATGAATTTAAGAGGTTTATGACGAAATCTACAGAAGGTCTTAATTCACGAGTTGTATCTGAGGGAGACCAGGTTAGTTCGCTTGTAGAGCCTCAAAGAACTGGTGACTTCATTGACTTGCTAAGAAATGAGTCAGTTGTAGAGTCAGCGGGCGCAACAAGCCTTGATTTACCTGAATCAGGTCAGCTCGATATTCCTAAGATGAAAAACGGTGCTATAGCTTATTGGAGGGCAGAGAACGAGTCTCTAACTGAGTCAGATCTAGCAACAGGGGACATCAAATTGAGACCTAATTACCTAGGTGCTCTCGTAAAGGCTAGCAAGGAATCACTCAGGCACTCTACACCTTCCCTTGAGAGAATGATCAGGAATGATATGGCCAGGACTATGGCTCTCAAGGAAGATGAGACATTCATCTATGGAACATCAGTCAAGGAAAGCGGTGTAGAAGACTCTGATGTGCCGTATGGACTGCTTGATTTTGATATTTACACAGCATCAAAGGCAATGAGTGATCCCGATCATGTCATTGACATAGAAGCAGACCTAACTCACATCGCACCAACTGCTTGGGTAATGAACAAGTCAGAACGTGCAAAAATACTTAAGATGGAAGATTCAAACGGCAACATGATCTTTATGGGGCCCCTCTCTTCTGGAGGCGGTGGCGGTACTCCACAACAACTAATGGACATTCCTGTTATCGTAAGCGAGCAAGTGCAGGATAACGACTTATTCCTTGGTGACTGGAGTCAAGCAATAATTGCAAGGGATGCTGCTATGGAACTCACTACAACAGATCAGACCGCTGATGCCTTCACAAAGAATCAGATGTGGTTCAAGGCCCTATTAGGAGTAGACTTTGGAGTAAGGTACGAAGAGGGCTTCGTCTACAACGATTCTAGCTAATCAATAGAAAATAACTGATAGGGCGGGGATAATCACGTGGACGTGAATTACCACATAATATCTCCGCCCACTAATATAACTATATAACAAAGAGGTGTTTTACAAATGGATGTTACCCAAGGATTAGAACAGGAGCTAGGAGCAGAACTTCTATATATGGGTAGTGATGTAGCTGGTAGCTCGGGTGGAATCGGGGCTGAAATAGATGTTCAGGATTACAAGTTGGGGGATCTCGTATTTGTATTTATGGTTAACGAAACTGGCGACACAAACCCCACTTCATTAACTGTTACTTGCAATCATGGAGATACTGGATCAACTGGCAGTGAGTTATTCTCAGTCGATCTTGATCAAGTCTCCGCTGGAGCCCAAAGCTTACAGACCCATTCAGTTACTGGTGGATATGATAGGTACATTAAGCTTGAATCTGTAACTGAAAATGAAGGAACTGCTGGTACTGCTGATCTTACAGTTGCCGTGCTCGCAGGTAAAAGAGAAAGCTAGACATTAATAATATGGGCTGGGGCCGTTAAAAATAAAAAATTTCCTCCTCCCCCTCACGGCTTCAGTCCATTTACTATAAGGAGATATAATGGCTTATACGAGC